AGGCGAAGTAGAAGCTAAACCTGAAACTAAAGAAGCTAAAAAAGAATTTAGTTTATAATTTCCTGCAGGATGGGCGGAGAAGCGAGAGTGGATACCGCCCACTCTTAATTTAATAAAGAATATAAAATGAATAAAGAACCTATAAATTATATAGATTGGTTAGAGTTGGGAAGGGTAATTATACCCTGTCTCAAGGGTACTCCTAAAGTCAAGAAGTATACCGACCCAGATTTTAAAATAGAGAAAGATATATGGAACAGGGATCACGAAACAGCAGAGATAGCATTAAGATTAGATCACGACGTTGATTTAGATATAGACAACGAATTTGTAAAAAGATTTCTTCCTTATTACATTAAAGATTGTGGTGCAATTTTTGGCCGAGAAGGTAATCCAACAAGTCATTACCTTTGGACAAATAGAAATCAAATTCCATTTAAACAATTTAAGTTACCAGATGAGTTTGAAAAAGATTTTAAAAATTTTCCACATGGTTCAATGATATGTGAACTACGTACTGAAAAAAAAAGATATACTATAGTTCCAGGTTCTTTGCATAGTAAATCAAAAACAAATGTAAGATGGGAAAAGTTTGAAGAGATAAGAGAATATCAAGGAAACTTATCTATAGATGTAGGTAAGGTTGCTTTATCTGCAGCACTTACAATTATATATCCTAGCACAGGAGCTAGAGATGATTATTGCACTGCGATTGCAGGAATTTTAGTCAAGCATTCAGATTGGACGGACGAAGAAATAGATAATTTTGTATCTCGGATTGCGGAACATGCAGATGATAGCGACTTAGCAAAAAGATTAAAGAAGGGGACTTCAAGTAGAACTACAGCTAGAAAGTTTGGAATAAATAAAATTCATGAAATTACAGGCTACAGTCATAAAAACATAACAAGTTTATTTAATTGGATAGGTCTATTTAAAGATGCATCTTTACAGGTATCAAAAGACACTATTGAAAAAATAGAAGAGTATGGAGCAAACAGATATTATGTACATTTAAATGTACCACAAAAAAATGTGGATGGAATTGGTTTAAAAACAATTAAAAAAAAAATTTGGATTGATGGTGAATCACTTATGAATTTAAAATTGTTTTGTGACATTGCTATGAGTCAAGCAAAAGTATGGATACCTAGAATGACGCCAAAAGAATTTGAAGAAATAATGATGGCTAAATTTTACAACAGAGAACAGTCAAAAGAATATGTAAAAGAAGCAGAAGAAGACTCTAGATTTAAAATGTTTTTCTTAGATTATTTAGATGCAAAAGGTGTTTATATGGATAAGGAACAGTTGGCTGTTTATAAATTACCTTATTATAATCAAGAAAAAAGAACAATAGAATTTGATTTAAACAACTTTGAAAAAGAATTAATAAAAAATAGAGTAAATTTAAAAAGACCCGACCTTGTTCAAAAAGTTCAAACTATTTTAAAAGGTGAGAAAGATAAAGGTAAGTACAAAAATAAATCTTGTGTTGCTTGGGTAATAAAAGGAGAAGAAGTAGAAGACAATAAATTAATATGGGAAGGGGAGTCTGTCTATATAGGAGACAGTACAGGTGAAGATGAATAGTTTAAAGATTCCAAATTTTATTCCAGGTCCTCCTGGTACAGGTAAAACTCACAAATGGTTAAAAAATAAATATACTGAGTTTTTAAAAAAATACCCTTGGGACAGGATTGTAATTTTATCTCACACAAATACAGCAGCTGATGAAATTGTAAAAGCTGTAAACAAATTACCAGAGCTAGAAAATATTCCAGACACAAATTTACAAGATCAAATATGTACTATCCACTCTTACTTTAAAGCAGAATATTTAAATATAAAAAAATATGAACATGAAGATCATAAAGTTTTTTGTAAAGAAAATTCAGGTATGAATATTATAAAAAAAAATATTTCTTGGGATAAACATCCTCTCTATGAATTTATTTCTCATGCGCACGGTAAAGGTTACGACTTAACTTCTGAAATAGAACTTGAAAAGTATTGGGCTCTTTGTGAAAGATCTCGTTACGAAGGTTATCGTCTTCAAGGACCAGGTGGTTTATTAGAGTTAAAGAAAAAATATGATGAATACAGAGATAATGAAGAACATAAAAGAATATCTTTTGTAGACATGATAGATAATTTTAGATTTAAGGCAGCTATACCTACCGATATAGATGTTTTGATAGTGGATGAAGCTCAAGATTGTAGCAAACCTCAGATAGCTGCTCTACAAAAAGCAGCTACAAATGCAAAAGAATTTATTTTTATAGGAGATGCTGATCAAACTATTCACGAATATGCAGGGTCAGATCCGGAATACTTTTATCAATTAGCTAACACAGAAGAAGCAAAAGCTAATGAACTTACTGAAGGTTTAAGATGTGGTCAAACCATTAACAAGATATGTAGAAATATTATTGCACCTGTGTGGAAAGAATATGGTAGGTACTCAGAAAGAACTTGGACTCCAACGGATGTTATTGGAAAATCACATTACATACCTAGATTAGATCAAGGATGTAAAGCAAAAGATATTTTAATTAATAAAATTTTAAAAACAGATGAAACATTTTTATTTACTTATAGAGGCAACCCTACTCATAAATCTGTAAATACATTTCTTCAAGATAGTGGAATAGATTATAAAATGGTATCAGGCAGTGCTCATGTATCTAGAGAACATTTTAGTTGTTTTAAAAATTGGAAAACTTTTATAAATGGTAAAGTTTCTAAACAACAAATAAAAGACTATTGGAAGTTAATGGGATCAAAAGTAAAAGTTAATGGTTTAGGTGATGTTGATAAACTTAAACCTCTAATTGATAAAGATTATAATATACAAGAACTTATAGATGCAGGTTATTTAAAACCAGAAGTAAAACAATTTGAAAGACTTTCTCAACTTTTAAACCACGAAGGATTATCAAAAAACGAAAAATTAATTGATAAAATACCTTATATTAATAAGGTTCTAAATAATGGGATGGACACAACTAAAAAACCAAGAGTTCAACACGATACAATACATAAAGTAAAAGGGTTAACTTTCGATAATATAATAGTTGATTTATCTGTTTGGAGACCTGAACCTCGTAACTTTGAACCTGTAAGATTAGCTTATGTTGCTTACAGTAGAGGTAAAATAGATTGTTGGACTATAGGATCTTCTGGTCCTTATTCTTTAGCAAAAATACAAAACAATTGGAGAGAAATTTTAGAACTTTAAAAGGAGAAAATATGACAGACAAAAGTATATTTAAAGGAATGGGTTATAAATCACTAGACAAGCAGCATGGCGGGAATCACTACAAACAATTTAAGATACAACCCGCAGAGTTTATAAATGAAAATAAATTTTTATTTGCAGAAGGCAACGCTATAAAGTATATTTGTAGGCATTCTATGAAAGGAAAAGAAGAAGATATTAAGAAAGCAATACACTATTTAGAAATGATATTAGAAAGGGATTACAATGTGTAAACATCCAATTGATCTAGACTTAGAAGGTGTAGATACAGTAGCGATTGATATAGAAACTTACGATCCAAATCTTAAAACAAAAGGTCTAGGTGCGGTTAGACAAGATGGTTTTATTACAGGGGTAGCTGTAGCTACCGGTAAAGACACAGTTTATTTTTCATTGAAACATAGTGACGATGATAAATCAGAAGAAGAATTAAAAGAGTTTTGGGATCAAATGAATACAAAACTTTTACAAAACGATAAGATTGCAAAGGTATTTCATAATGCAATTTATGATGTTTGTTGGTTAAGAGCAACGACAGGTAAGATGTTAAAAGGAAGATTGTTAGATACAATGGTAGCTGCTTCTGTAATTGATGAGAACAGATTTAAATATGGATTAGATGCTTTGGCCAAAGATTTTCTTGGTGAAAATAAATACAAGTACGACTTACAAGAAAAAACTTTTGAATGGTCTGGTGGTATGCAAAGAGATCCAATGTCTAACATGCACAAACTACCTTCTAGTGTAGTAAAAGATTATGCAAAACAAGACGTAGACTTAACTTTAAAATTATGGAATTTATTTAATAAAGAATTAGACAAAGTATTATACATAAAACCTGAAGACAATAAAGAGTATACATGTAGAAATATTTTTGAATTAGAAACAAGATTATTTCCTTGTCTAGTTGACATGAAATTTAAAGGGGTTAGGATAGATACCCAAAAACTTGAACGTCTTGGTAAAAGATTAACACTTAGAAGAGACAATCTTTTAAAAATAATAAAAAAACATACACAATTGAATCTTCAATTGTGGGCAGCAACTTCTATAAAACAATTACTAGATAATAGAAAGATAACAAACTTTGAAAAGACTGCTAAATCAGGAATGCCTAAACTTCCAAAAGATTATTTAAAAACTCATGAAGATAGATTTTTAAGAATGGTATCAAAAGCAAGAGAAGCTGATAAAGCTGTAAATACTTTTATCGAAGGTTTAAAAGGTTATGTCTACAAAGGTAGAATACACGCAGATATAAATCAAATTAGAGGAGATGGTGGAGGAACTGTAACTGGTAGATTCTCAATGAGTAACCCAAACCTACAACAAATACCTTCTAAAGGTTATATAGGAAAGAAGATGAGGGAGTTATTTATACCCGAGGAAGGCCATAGATGGGGTAGTTTTGACTATTCTCAGCAAGAACCAAGGATTGTGGTACATTATGCAATAAAGAAGATAATGAACGAAAAAGAAGGCGAAGAACTAAAAAAACAATTTGATGATTCTAAAGCAGACTTTCACCAAATAGTGGCTGATATGGCTAAAATATCTAGAAAACAAGCTAAGACAATCAATCTTGGATTGTTCTACGGTATGGGTAAAGGTAAGCTACAGGCAGAATTGAATTTAAATACAGCTCAAGCAAAAACTTTGTTTGATACTTACCATAGAAAAGTCCCTTTTGTTAAAAAATTATCAGATGGTTTGATGGGGTTTGCTAAAAGTAATAAATTAATTTTTACTCTTGAAGATAGGTTTTGTAGGTTTGATAAATATGAAAGCGTAAATAAAAGATGGAATAATAAAATACGTAAGTTTGAAGAGTGGGACCCTGAAGCTAAAGCAATAAAACAAGAAGATGGTAAAATTAAATACGAAGGAGAATATGTTGCTCCTAAGTTACTATCAAAAGAAGATGCTTGGGATAAATTTAAATTATTATTTAACGCTAAATCTGAAAAGAAAATAGAAGAGCTTACAGAAAAAGAAAGACAGTTCTGGTTTACAGAATACTTTACTCCTGCTTTTACTTACAAAGCTTTGAATAGATTGATACAAGGATCAGCTGCAGATATGACAAAAAAGGCAATGGTTTTGTTATATGAAAAAGGTATAGTTCCTCACATACAGATACACGATGAGCTTTGTGTATCAATCAAGGATCAAGAAACACGGATCATGGTTCAAAAAACAATGGAGACTGCAATACCTCTTAAAGTTAAGAACAAGGTAGACTATGAATCTGGACCAAATTGGGGTAATATAAATGAGGAATAATTATGGCTTACTTAAATGCAAACATACCAGCAACCTATGCACAAATAAGAAGAGAGTATTTATATGATTGCAAGAAACATCATGGAGAAGTTGAAGACTGTATTATCTTTGGTCT